AAATCAAATTCACCTGTATTTTTGTTTAGCCTTATGTTTAATTCTTTCTCATCTTCTTTAGATAGATTTACTCTAACTACTGGTACAAGCTCTGCACCTAGTTCTCTCATAATTCGTAAGCGTTGATGACCACCAACTACTGTATTGTCTGCATTTATTATTATAGGATCAACTAGACCAAACTTTTCTAATGAGTTTCTTAAGTCCTCATATTGTTTGTTAGTCATTCTTCTAGGGTTATACTCTGCAGGGTTTAATTCTGCTATTTTAACTTTTTCTATTTTCATTAGTAGCTATGATTATGTTTATATTTATTTAATTCTCTTAATTGATTATTAAATTTTTTATCTGTTTCTGCTTTTATATGACAGCTTCTACACAAAGCAATTAGGTTTTCTATTTGATTTCTATGTCCTCTGGGATCACCTCCGAGACCACGGCTATCAATATGGTGGATGTCAACTGCTACTTTATTACAATGCTCACATAGTATTACATCATCTAAAACGTAATCGTGAAAGTCTATATATATTTTTACATACTTCTTCATACCTTACAACTTTTTTGATATACCTTTTTTAGATTATTCATTATTTCTTTATTACAGGGACTACAAGATTTCCATGTAGGGTTATTACCAAACACACCTTTATATAAAGCGTTTACTATAGTTTTTTGTTCCCTGTTTATTGTTTGTGTTTTTTCTATGTTAGGTATTACATCTTCATATATCTTTATTTCATCTTGTGTAAATTGCCTTATGTTTTTAAATCTTGGAAACATTTGGTTTAGCTTTTGCTTACGTTCTTCACAACCACAATCTTCACCTAATACTTTTTTAGCTAACTTGTCAATACCAGTAGCTTTTGTAAACTTTGCTATATCATCTCCTAGTCCTTTACTTTTTGTCATAACTTTATAAATTTATATATTATGTAACTAATTATTGGTGTACTCATCATTATAGTAAATATGTTTAAATGAGGTTCACCGCACAAACCAAATAAGTGTTTTATAAATTCAATCATTTTTTTGACCTTTTAAATAATTTTTTATATACCGTATTGACTTACCTAATGTACTTCTATTTATCTTTGTAGCTTTACTCATTGTATTTAAACTATAGTTTTCTCTATAATATATTTTAAAAACCTCTACGTCAAACCAACTTAAATGTTTTAACTTTTCCTCTATCCATTGTAATCTATTTTCTTGATCCTGTAACTGTTTTATTTTTTCTTTAGTTAAAGGTTCTTTAGTATAAATATAAAAATCTTTTAATTGTTTTTGATTGTATTGCTTTCTGTACTTTTTGTGGTAAGGGCTTGTATTACTATGGTATTGATTCATCATTATTCTTACTATGTAAAATGTAAGTTTTTTTTGTTCTATTATATATTTTATTTTTTCTTGATCGGAATTATATAAAGCTAATATAGTTTCGTGTAGCAAATCTTCATAGTCAGGGTGTCTATTGCTAGTTATACGTTTAGATATATCTAACAAATTAGTATAGCTTTTTTCTAAATATATATTTAGTTTTTCCAAAGTTCAGTAAATAAATTAACTCCTGTTCGTTTTAAAGCGTTGTATTCCCACTTACCTAAAGGCGAAATTTCTACAACAACCATTTGAGGGTTATATTGGTCTTGTATAAAATCTATTTTATTTAGTATGTACTCATCTTCACTTTCTATTTTTTGTGTTTCCTTATGTATATAAACATCATTAGTAACACCTCTATCTACTTCAAATAAAAAGTATCTAAAATGTTCGTCAGTTTTTCTTATGTTTTTTGGCGGATCGTGTTTTTTTCTCATATTGTTTTTATATATTCTGTAAATACTTCTGCAAATTCTTCTAAAGAGTAACATATTACTGCCTTATATCCTCTTGCATTTAAATTGTCTATCCATTTTTGCTGGTATATGCTAGGTTTATTATATCCTACTTTAAGCTCTATCATTAAACCTTTATACTCTGCATTAGGTTCAAATATTAGTATATCAGGCACACCTTTTTTATAATGTTTTTTTACTAATGCTTTTTGTTTATAATTGCCTCTACCTAAATACACACCACCTAATGTAGATGTATATAAAATAAAAGGATAACAATCAAGTAAAGCTACTATGCTATTATGTAAATCTTGTTCTTTCATTTTATTTGACTTTGTATATATAATGCAGTTAAAAATCCTAATGTAAATACTGCTAATATTAATGTTGCTAAACTTATGTTACTAATTTCTATCATTTGTTATAAATATGTTAATTTGAAATATTATTAAATATATATGTATTTCCCAATAAGTTCGTATTTCATCAGGTGCAAAATGTCTAATACCTAACATCAAACCATTTTTTATTACAGTAATAAACATCATATCCATTTAATAATTGTATCACCTTTATAACCTTTTTTCCAAACATACCAACAATAGGCTACCGCACTTGATCCTGTAAATTTTCCATTTTTTGCACATTCTTGCCTTTTACTATAAATATATACTGTTTTTGGTGGGTGATATTTAAATAAAAATTTTCTTTTTTGTCCCTCTAAAAATGTTAGTTTTAAAAACATAGCAACTTTAAAACCTATAGGTATTATTTTTAATGATTTTTCTACAAATTCTTGTGCATATTTGTAAGGTGGGTTTGTTATTATATCACCATTCCATTCTTGAACATCTATATTTAAAAAATCTACAACATCACCATATCCTCTATTAATTATATCTGAACTATAAACATTTATTCCATAAAAACTACCAAGATCGAACATTCTTTTAGATAAATGCCCTTCTCCACAAGCACATTCCCAAATGTTACCAGAAAAATTTTCTCTGTCAAATAAATCTTCTACACAATTAGGGTTAGTTGCATAATAATCATATTTTTCCCTATTTTCCTGTGTATGGTTACTAGAACCGTGAGGTGCAAATATACCTCTTATACTTTTACTTTGTTTTGTTTTCCAATCTTTCATATTTTTTTTCTGTATTTTATATATCCTGTTACTGTTTCATATTTTTCATAACCACAACTTTCAACAAGCCAAGAATAATATTTTTTTACTTGTGCAGGATCGTCTTTAATCCTATTTAAATAAGCATTATCTAAAAAGTCAGGCATATTATTTGCACTACCACCTCTACTAAAATTTTTTTGGTTTCTAACCCAACGCTTAAGTCTTAAATTTGTATTCCATGTTTTCTCCATTTCAAACCTCATTTTTTTGCCATTATCTTCTGTCCAATAATCTATAAAATCTTTAATAATACTTTGTTCTATATCTAAATCCATTTCAGCTATAGTTTTACTAAAAATCATTCCTCTAGCTAGTATATCATTATTATTTTTAATTCTTATTTCTTTATTATTATTAATAGTTTTATAATTATTTAACATCTTATTATTAAAATTTTTACAATCAAGTTCTTCATTTTTTTCAATTCTTGTATTTAAAAAATTTAATATCTGAGCATGGTCTATCTTAAAATGTTTTTTAGCTGGTACACCCTTTAACACTACCTGAATTAAACCCCACTTTTCAAGCACAGATAATGCTTGTTTAATTTGATAGTAAGAAAGGGTGGTACTACAACTAATATCATTTGTTACATTAAAAAAAAAGCCATCATTATTTTGACAGCTTTCTTTAAAATATTGTTCTTTTTGTAAAAGGTCAGATAAAACTAAACTAGCCTCTACTCCTAAATTAACGAGAAGACATTTGTTTAAAATTAAAAAAGGTGTAGAAGCTAGTATTGATTTTTTCATTGTGCCTAATTTATATAAAAATATTTTACATTTTATAAAATTAAATTATTAGTTATTAACACACAATAGTTAAAAAGGTATTTCTACAGACTTTTTGTCTTTTAAAAATTCATCATACATAATAGTAAATTTTTCTACTTCATCTATGCCTATTTTACCTGCACTAGCTAAATCTATAGCACCTTTAAAAGCTACGCTAAATCTTATGTCTTCTTTAGCGTCATTACTACTGTTAGAATAATTAGGTGACTTTTTACTAAAAGATGTATCACCTTTAAAAGCAATTTTAACAGTACCTTTTTCTGTAATCGTGTATTCTACTGTATCACCTACTTGCTCAAAAGTTTTATCTTTCTTTTTATATAATTTACCTATATCACCGTTTTCAAAAACAATAGTAAAAATAAACATATCGTTAAATTTTTCGTTTTGTAAATTAAGTTCTGTAATTGTTGATTTTTTTGTTTCCATTTTTTTAGTATTTAATTAATAAATCGTTAATATCAAGTTTGACTATTTCACAAAGTAGTAAAAGTTCACTTACCTTAAAGCTAAAAGGACTATCTAATTTTGCTAACATAGTTGGATAAGATAAACCTAATTCTTTTGCTAAATGATTTTTTCTAACTTTATTTTTCATCATTTCTAGGATCAATGTATCTCTTACATCTTCCTGCTTTTTAAATTGTGTAAATTTCATAAAAAATAAATTTTATGCAAGATAGTTAAAATATCTTTACAAAAATAAAAAGATATTAACAAAGCTATTGTTAATAAAGTATAAATTATTTATTTGTTTTATTAAATTTATTTTACATATATTTGTATAAACAAAAACTATAAGTAATGAAAAAAGATATAACACTATTAGAAGAATACAAAGATATTTTAGACAATAGAATAAAAGAATTAATAAAAGAACAGGAAGAATATAAAGACCACTCTACAATATACTACGCTATACAACATAAGATATTAGAGTTACAGAGTCAATGGTATAAAGTACAAAGTTTAATTATAAAAAACATATAACATGGACTTAATAATTTTAACAACATTTGCATTAACGTTATATGTATGTCAATACGCAAATAATAAAGGTTATAAATAATGAAAATAATAATAAATAATAAAGAGGTTAATTTAGATACTATAAAAATAGCAGATATACACTCTTGGGATTATCCTAAATACTGTGACGCTTTTGTTAGTTATGCAGAATTTGTAGACGGTTCTAAGTTGGACATAGATGAATTAAACTATATAACAGACAATTACCCAGAATTAGTAAATGATTTAGCACATCAAATAAATACTTAAACTATGAACATAAATATAAACGCAGATACACTAGCTATAGCATTAGCACATAATAAAGTAGAAAAAAAGTATTCTGACTTAAACATAGAATATACTATAAACAACTATGATGAATTTAGAAGTTTTAAGTACACGGATCAGGCACAGAAAGACTTTAATAAATACTACAAATATTTTTATAACATAATAATAGAATTAAGCAATGAACCAAAAACAACAACTAATTAAATACTTGCAAGATAACTTTAGTATAACTACTTTAGAATGTATGCAAAAACTTATGATTTTAGACTTACAGGGAATCATAAGGGACGTTAAGCAAGACGGACATAGAATAGAAAGTTTTTATATGAGCAGAAAAAACATATACGGTGATGTAAAAAAATTTAAAAGATATTACTTAATACAATCTGCTATAGACTTTGAAAATTTTGAAAGAGAAAGAGAGGTACTAAAAGGTATTGTTTTAGAGTAGCTTCTTTATATTTCTCATTACTTTGCTACTCGGAATAAGGGTAATTATACTATTAGGGATAACATAGTAGTATTTTTGCCCTTATTTTTTTATAGTTCCATTAGTAGATTTATAGGTAACTTTCCATTGTTTAAAACAACACCACAACCTATAGCAGGTTTTTTACCGTATTTAGCATAAGCCATAGCATAACTTTCGTGGTCTATACCACAACCTACCTGCATACCAAACACTCTAAAATTCTGACCTACATAATGCTCACAATAGGCTTGTGTATGTAAATGCCCCTGTACTGTGTTCATCATATCTGCTCTGCATTTTGTTCGTGCTGTACCACCCTCACCATGTAAATATTGTACTCCGTCTTTGACATATCTTTCTACAAATTCCCAATTAGGTACTTCTAACACTTCTTTGTAGCTTTTTATCCACTTGCTAGGTATTGCTGATGTTTGTGCTTTACGCATTATTATCCTGTCGTGGTTTCCTATAATTACTGTTGTTTTAATTCCAGAAAACGCTTTATACCAATCTGCTATTCTACTTATAGCTACATCTAATTCTTGCTTACCTGTATGTTCAGCGTCTATGCTTGTTTCCCAATATGAAGAATAATGGTTATCGATAATATCACCAATCATAACTACCTCTGTGCAATCAAATTGCTCATATTTAGATAAACAAAACTCTAAGTATTTATTGTTTTTTAGTTCAAAGGGTGCATGGATGTCACCTACGATAAGCACATTGTTTACTACACCGCCATTAGAAACACGCATTTCTTTTATAAGATCGTGTTCTGCTTTAGTTAGTCTAAGTCTATAGTCTTTTTTAATTTTTTTTGAGTTTTTCCACACTTCTACCACCAAAGTATGCTCCTATCACCGTTATTAATGTAAGTTGTAGTAAGTCTGTCCATTTATCTGCTACTTCAAATGTTATAGAACCGCTATCTATAAATACAAGTAACATAGTACAAACTATAAGGAATATTAAAACAAGTGGTCTAACGGATCGTGTTAGTACGTTACCATTTGCGTCTGCTTCCCACCTAGCAGTAATATTTTTTTCTAACTCTATTTTATAAGAGTTCATTATTTCTTTTATTTTTGCTTTAGCGTTTAGCTTTTCTTCTTTGTTAGTTACAACACCGTCTATAATTTCACCTACGCTGTCTATAACTTTATCAGTACCTAATAATTTTTTAAATATGCCCATTTATATCTTCACTATTTATTAATGTATATGTAAACTTGTTTCCCCAAATTTCTCTTGCTTTATAACAAGCAAATATAAACTCTGACCAATCGTCATTACTTGCTATTACTTGACAACCTGCAGACCATTTATCTACTTGTGTAGATTTCTTTCCTACTCTTGCTGTAGCTCTATGTATGTTTATACCAAAAAAACCTGTTTGTGTATTATTGTCGTCAAGATCATAACAACCGTCTTTGTTGTTATCTCTATATACCTCTACCTCTCCCTCTCTTTGACATAAAGCGTCATAGTTGCCTCTATGCTTGTCTATTCTATATGCTTTGTATTGTCCTGGCTTCATACAAGCTACACCCTCTACACGCATTATATTTTCAACCCAATACCTACCAGGGTCTGTAGTAGCGTCAAAACTGTAAAATTTCCAATTTCCGTCTACTTTATAAGATAGTGTAATTTTATCATCAAACTTATTAGTAACATCATCTCCTGTTGCACTATTTCTAACACCTACAATGTTTAAATTATAATCACCTTTTTCAAACCAATTATAATTTTTATTTTTTACTGTTTGTTCTATAAGCTCTCTTGTTAATTTCATTATTCAAATTTACTTATTATTATACTATCTATTTTTGCTTGTACTTCTTTCTTTTTAACATTTAGTTGAAAAAGCAAGTTACCTGTAAATCGGCATACTTCTTGTGAATTGTTAATAACTACTAATGTTGGTAAAACTTCTATATTATATTTTTCTTGTAGTGCTGTACAAATTCCAATATCTGCTTTAACAGTATTACAATCTTCTAGGTCTTTTAAAAAACTACAAGAATTTTTATCATTCCATTTTGCCCAAAACTCTATAACAACTATTCCATTGGTCTTTGTGTACTTATTTAAAGCACTTTCTGTTGTTACGGTAGTTTGTGCTATAGTTTGCCCTACCAACAATAGTAGTATGTATTTTAGAAATTTCATTTTAATTCGTAAACTCTTTCCTCTATCTTCTCTACTGTGCTTTCCATTTTGTTTAGTTTTTCAGCGTTTGACATAACCGTTTTACTAATTAATTCTAGCTTTAAATCTAACTCGGATCGTGATATTTCACTTTCAGGTAAACGTTTTGCTAGTTCTATTTCATTACTTAAAACATAGTATTGTCCTACAAAGCTACTAACTAATACAACTATAGCTATAATACTTTTTAATGATAGAGTAAATTTACTTGATTCAGAAACTTCTACAGCCATTATCTTTTCATATTACAAGATTTGTCTGCTAACCCTTGACCTATAATTAAAGCTACACCAACAACTAGCAAACTGTTCATCTTAGTAGCACTTATTCCTAAATCTTCTGAAAACATTATAATCATTAGTATAGAAAAACCATACCAAAATTTTCTACTGTTTACAATTTTATTTATTACTTCTTTCATATTTATTTTAATTTAAAATTTATTTTTCCATTTTCTATATATAACCCTTTACGTCTATATATTTCCTTGCCCTCAATGTTATATATTTTATTTTTATTTTGAGAGTTTTTTAGTATCTCTATTATACCTGTATTATCACACGGTAAACCTGTAATACAATCTAAATATTCTGTTATAGTTAAAGTATCTATTGTGTTTATATACAAAGTATCTATAACATTTATGTACAAAGTATCAGTTATAAATATAGTATCACTTATATTGTATATATCACAATCAGCTAAAGTAGTAGGTGTAGCGTTTTGTTCGTCAGAACCGTCTACACAATCTAACCAACCGTCGTTTAAATAAAATAAATCATTTAAACCATTAGGTACACAACCGTTAGGACTATATTGTGTCCAATTAGCTTCATCATCACCACAATAAAAGCCATTTTGCTCAACACATAATTCACAATTTGTTTGACTAAAACCAAAACTAAACACAAAAAATAATAACAACTTTTTCATAACTAAAATATTAAATAATTAAACCCTAATTTACACTCGTATATTGGCTTTTCCCAATAACGTAAATAAGTACCCTCTATAAATATTCCTAGTGACTTTGTAATTTTCCAACCAGTTACTAAACCTAAATCTAAATCTATAGGTATTTGATCATAGTCATAGCTATATTCATTTAAACCGTAGTGATAAGGCATTACATTTAACCAACTTAATAACCAAAAGTCATTACTGTACTTATAGTAAGACATTCCAAGCACAGCAGAAAGCTCATAGACGTTGCCTAACGCATTTATTTCATTTCTGTTATACTCTGCTATTGCTGAACCAAAATAATGCTTAAAAAACTCATCATTTGACGTTGCTAATAATTGACCATTTTTAAACCAATGAAATCTACCGTTAACAAATTGACTTGAATAACCAAAATCTTCTGCTAAATCAAAAAAACTTTCTTCTCCACTTTCCCAAGTGTCAGCTATAGGGTTGTAACCATAAACAGGGTGACTTCTACCTACTACACCAATAGTAAAGTCCCACCTACCCTTATTTATTCTGTGTCTAGTGTCAAATGATGTAAATTGTAAATCTCTAGCTTCGTCATTTTTTACTTGCATTTTTGTTACTCCATTATGACCTAAATATCTAAGCCAAAAATCTTGATTAGTAAATTTTTCAGACCTATTACGAATAAAAGAGTAATTAAGTAAATATTCCCAACCGCTATTATTACCAATAGTAGTATAATCGCTAACGCTTTGCTCATCACCATAGTACCAAGTTTTAACTTTTTGCTCAAAATCAAACCTAGCGATCTTGCGTATTCCAATAGTAAAATTATAATCGTATGGGTTAATTTGTGTAGTTTCTTCATAACCTTTGTTTATTGCTCTAAAATCTTCATTTTCTACCATGCTAGTATTCATACTCATAGACGTATAAAAAGTAGCGTATTTAAAAAACTGTGCTTGACAAGTTCCCAATCCTAATATGCAAATTATTAGTAAAGCGTATATATATTTAGATGTTTCCATTATGCCTTTACTATTTGATAAGTTACATAAACATTAGCAGACCAACCACCGTTGAAACTACCACTAGAAGATAATTTTAAAGGTAAATTTTCTATACTAGCGTCATATAAAGCAAGTGAGCTAGATGTTCTAAAAAACGACATATAAACAAAGTTTGTAGTTTTGCTACTCATTATTCTACCTACTTGCCCCCAATAATTAACTGAATCTGTAGGATCAAAGCTTACAAATATATTTCTATTAGATGTTTCAGTAGTTGAGGCATATGTACAATGTATTTGCACACTTAAAGGTAAAATAAAATAACCACTACCTGGAGCTGCTACTAATTCTTTAAAAGTACCTGCACTACCTGTATTATTCATAGCTTGTAGTTCAGCGTTAGAAACTGATATTTTATCAGTTTGTATAATGTATTTAGAGTCTATTTTTTTACTTGTACCTGCACTACTACCTGTAGTGTCAGACGTGTCTACAACCATTAGTTTATCGTTATTAGCTGTGTTTTCTGCAAGTGCTGTTTTGTCTGTTAGTCTTTGTCCTGCCATTTTTCTTTATATAAGTTTTTAATTTTGTTATGTTTTTTTGTCTTTCCTTGACTTTTTGTTTAGTTATCATTTTAACAACATATAGTTATATCCGCACCTTGTAAAAAAGATTTTGTTTTATTGCTTAATGGTGCTGTATCTAAATTTAAACCTGCATAGTAATTTTGTGTAGTAGGTGTTAAATCTGCTCCTGTATTAGTAGAGTATTCTGGAAATAAAGATGTATTGTTTTGTATATAGTCAATTAGTCTTTCTCTATAAAATTCTCCTTGGTCAATACTAGCATTTATTAGCGGTTTTAAATCTTCGTGACTAACACTACTACCCTGTTCACTTGACATAGTTACAACGCTATTGTTAACCATTCTTAAACGTAAAAAAGGTAGTACAGTAGCAAAAGCAAACTGCACTAAAGCAGGTTGTATATATTTTTGTAAAAGCGTCAAATAATTACCACTTAAACTACTAGCCTGAATATCTGAAATTAATTTATCTTGTAAGTCAGTACCTAATATAGGTAGTATGTATTTATCTTGAGCCATTAGTATATATGGTAATAGTAAATTATCATCTACTGATCCTCCTAAAGCACTATCTTTTTTTAGTCTATTTGTACTTATAAATAATGTATGTTGTATTGCCATATTTTAAATTATTTTGCTCCTGGATATGCTCCTTGGTTAGGCATATTTACAGGTGCTATTTTACTTTCTTTAATACCTCTAGGGTTTCTAACATAACTTTTTGGTATGCTATTAACTTTATTATAGTCATTGTCAAGGCTTTGACCGTTTTTTAATTCTGTTCCTGCTTTTAGTCTATATAATATCTCTTTCCATTTATGTCTACAGTATATACCACCCTTAAATTTAAACAAATCGTACTTTCTACCTTTATGTCCTAATTGTTTGTTAACTCCTGCTTGACTTGCTTTATCAATATCTTCTATTCTCCAAACAAAACCACCTCTACTCAACCTCATCATATTCTCACAAAATGGTCTAGATTTATTGCCTTTTTTTTTAGCCTTTGTAGAACCTACTGCATACTTAAACCTAACTCTATATATAGACTTGTCTAAATAACTAAATTTATCTTCGTTAGATTTTATTTCATTTACTGCAAAATTCTCTTTCTTTTGTATTAATCTATTTGCCCAATCTTCATAGCTTTCATCACTACCATAATCTCTTTCTTCTACAATTTCCCATTCTTCACTATTTATTTTTTGACCTTCTAAATTTTCTATTATACTATTGTAACTTTCGTCAGATAGTTCAGTTAATTCTTCAACATTTTCTATTTCTTGGACTTTTTTTTTTGCCCAACTTTGCCCTGCGTCACCACCCCACAATGCCCAAGCTATTCTACCTGCTGACGGATACCCTTCTTCACCTGGACTAAAACCCTCTGCTTTTTTATCTACTTCATGCCTTGCAAAAAAACTATTCATTCTTTTAATCGTGTCTAAACTTAAATTTTGTCCGTTAACTATTGACCTAGCACGAGCAACAGCAACCATAGTCCCTCCTCTGCCATGTTCTTTACGCATTTCTAAACCCATTTTAGCCTCTTCTACCATACCTTTAGTAGGTTTAGTGTCTATATCTTCTAATGATTTAAATTCTTTTTTAATTGGCTCATTGTTGCCTGTATCTATTCCCTCTTTCTCTTGTTCATCTTCGTCTAATTTACCAACATTACTAATATCAATAAAATCAGCAGGTTTAAGCGTTTTAAAATATAAATCAAGGTCTATACCGTTAGCATGGAATATTGGCTCTAAACCCTCTAAAAGCGTATTTTGAAAAGGTTTTATAACTGTATTGTTAAATAAACTATAGCTATCTCTAAGTTCATCTGCATTATTTCCAAAGCCACTACCGTCACCTTTAACACCAAATAATAAAGGACTTGTAACTCTATGTCCTGTTAAAACTTTTCTTGTAGTTTCTTGTGATAAAAATTGGTAACTATCGCTATTGTCATTAGCGTTTATTGGCACTATTTCAGGTGCAGTATCTTTACCGTCATTAAAAGTTAATAATATTTTACCTGCATTACCACTACCACCAAATTTAGCATTTATTTGACGTTCTATGGTGCGTCTTTCCTCTCTTGTAGGTATTCCGTTAGCCATATTAATAGCCATGCTAGGAAACATACCACTTTTTATATTAGATAAGTGAAATTGTGCTATTTCCATATCTAATTGTATATAGCTTGTAGAACCTTGATAGTCAGGAGTAGCATAATAGTATGATCCTGGACTATAATCTTTTATACATAATACTTGGTTAGCGTCTGACCTATGTTTTAAGTCAAATGCTTTGTAATATCTTGGCTTGTGTTTTCTAGTGTTTTCCCAATCTGCACTATAGTAATATTCATTTACTTTACCATAAGCGTCAGCTTTACCGCTTCTTATATATTGTGCAGGTATATGTCTAACTTCTACGATTTTTGTTCTTGGTCTATTCCATATTGTGTTTACATAGCACATACCAAATAATTTAAGGTCAAATGCTAAACATTTTAACGTATCTTTTGGTGAATTGTGTAACAGACTACTTAAAGCTAACCAACTCTCCTTTTTAGCGTCACTTTCTTGACGATCTGTAGCATCTAAACCCTCGCCATATATCATACTACTAACACCTTTTATAATAGCGTTGTTTATACTACTACCATTGTATAATTCTAATAAATATTGAGGGTATAAATTATCAGAACCAAATTGTATATAGTCTTTGTTATTGGTTTCTGTAATAGTAGGTAAATTATACTCTGTTAAATGTATTACTGATATATTGTCTTTTTTCTTCATTTTATACTTCGTATATTTGAGTTCCGTATTGTGCATTTAATTGTTCTTGACTAGAGCTAGGATTACCACTAGAAGATTCAGGAACAACAGGCACAACATCATTGTCAGTATATTCTGTGTAATAAGAAACAGGAAAATCTCCTAATTGTATGTAATCTTCTTTAGCTGTTAAATTAACTACTATATTTGTACCCTCTATTTTTGTTAAAACTTCTACACTAGGATCAGCCGAACTAAATAAATAACCATTAGTAGAAGCATAATATAAATCTATATCAATAGTATCATCACAGGGCATACAAACTAAACTTAACTTTCTTTGTGTAGTATTATCATATATATTCCTTATAGTTTGCTTTGCAAATAAAAAAGTAATTCCAAATTTCCAATATCTATTATTATTTAAATAAACTGGATTGTCTATATCATTACTACCTCCGCTAGGAAATGCTGTCACACATCGAGTAATATTAGTTTTTCTTGATCTACACAAAGCTATAATATATTTTGTGTTTGCAATATCTACTAAACTATTTAAGTCCTCATAAAAATTTATAGTACCACCTAATACAGTAGGAGGCATAGTGCCTGTAAATTCTAAATTATACATTCCCATCAGTAGAAAATATTTTTGCGTGATACTCTTTGTGTAATTTCTCTTTCTCTTCTTCGCTTTTTGCTTTAGATAGCTTTTCTTTTAGTTCATTGTGCATATCCCAATCTATATGTACCCAATCTATTTTAGTTCCCATTATGACCACCTATAAAATCTAAATCATCTTCTACTACTTTTTTTTTCTTCTTTGATTTAGTTGTGTTTGTAAAATACTTTTCCTTAATATTGTCACTTAAATTATTTACTTGATGAGGCTTAAGCTCACCAAATGATAAGTTCATATTCAAGGGTTTGTAGTCTTTGTATTCGTCTTTAACTTTCCAAGCCATAATATAGTTTATTATAAATATAAAAGTCATTATATTGTTCACAACTTGTACTTTTTATTAAAGTTTTTTTATATAATTATAATAAATGTAAAGTTTAGTTAATAAAAAAGGGTTACCGAATAGATAACCCTCTTTTAAATTGAGTAACGATTTATTAATTATCCAGTAGTGATGGTTAAATTTGCTTCATCAGTTAAACCGTCAAACGGATATTTAGCTGTAGCAACTCCTGCTGTAGCATTTATCCAAATTAATGGTTCTTTTTCCTCACCTCTTAATTCTAAAGTAAACCCTGTCATATCTCCTTTACCTGCACCACTTACAGCAGTACCACCTGAAACATCCATTCCGTTATCCATACCTAACAAAAATAAGTTATCGTTGTTATCAAGAACAAAAACTTGACTTCTATTGTAAGAAATTAGTTTTAATTCATTGCTTTGTACAACGCTTAATTTTTGCATAGTAATAGACAAAGTTTGTTCAAAAAATGTAGTACCTGTTGCAGGATCACTATTGAAGTTTACTGTCATAGAAGATAAGTTTGGTCTTAAATCATATTGAAATACTGTTACAGCTCCACCACTTTGTATATCCCAGTTAGCAAAACCTGCTGTATCTATAACATTAGTATCAGTACCGTCAAAAGTAGCTTTTGCTCTAATGTCTGAACAATATGACTTAACAAAGAAAATACGCTTTAAACCACCTATTTGGTCTTTACAATCAACTAATAAACCTTTTGTTAAATTACAAGCCATGTTATTTATTTTATATTATTAATACTAAAAAAAAAAGGGTGGTATTTCACACCCCTAATTTATCTATCTACTATGTCCAAACAGTTGAACCGTAAACACCGTCAGTAGCTACAGCACACTGTACACCAACTGCAAAGTTCATTACAATTCTTACATGGTCTGAACCGTCATACTGGTAAGTTGGTATAATTCTTGCTTCTGTCCAATCAGTAGCTAAATTTGTACCAAATACTAAATTTTCTCTGTATGTTGCAACAATTACATCATCAAACATACCAGGACAAACATAAATAGGAAAACCAAAGTAAGTAACACCACTAAAGTCTTGTGCTACACCTGCATTGTTTATACCCTGATTAGAACCTGCATTAGCTAAAGCTTGTAATAAGAAAGCATAAGTTTTGCTATTCATATAAAAACCAAAGCCTGGTTTTGATGTTAAACCACCAATACCTACAGCAGCGTCATATACAGAAGCCATATCAGTTAGGATGTCAGAAGCAGCTAAAGCGTTAGCAAAGTCAACTTCTGTAAAGTCTTTTAATATACTTGCGTCTGCTCCTGCTTCGTCTTGTGTTCCGTCATTAGATAAAAATCCAACACCAAAAGGTGATGAACCTTTCCAAATAGAGTTTTCTAATTGCTCACCTGCTTTACCCGCAACTGTTGATAATAAGAAATCTTCAAAAGTTCCTGGTAGGTTTCCGTTTCTGTCCATATTTTCTCCAATCCAAGTAGGAAAAATAGTACCTCTACAAATTTCTTCATTTACTTTTAAGTCAGTAAGTGTTAAAACTTGTTCAGTTAAACTTGTGTCATTGCTAGATGAAAAAGAACAAGCAGCAGCTACAATAGGATCATTAATTCCT